TTTCAGTCGAACGTGCGTGTAAACCATTTGTTGTAGTAACGCCAGAATTGCCAATAAAGATTTCTTTATTTTGTGAATGTTCATGATTGTGAACGATGACTTGTTGATTCATACGATCAGGTGCAACGATCTGGCGTGGTGTGTTTGCAGTCAGAGTGAACTGCGCAGTAGAAATCGGCATCCAGAATCCTTAAAGCATTAGAAGCAGTTCTGCTTCATCTTCTAGTATTGACCATTCTATCTGTGAAACAACATCAAACTTCAATGTTGCTTGCAGGCTGCTAGTCGTGGCGAGAATAGTTGCAGGAACCTTGACTGGTCGTGCGGGCAATGTTTGTGTGATGACAACTGGCGCAGGTTGTGGAATTGGTTCAGGTTTTGGTTGTCTGATCGGTGGTGATGCGTAAGGTCGGTTTGATCCGTACTCTTGCGGCTGTGGCTCTGGTGGTGTTGGCGGTATAACAGTTGCAGTGGCACTTGCATCGAGCGTTCCGAGTGAACCCATAAATACGGGTTTCACAATTGGCAACGTGTTTGCAGTTGCAGTCATCGCTCCAAGAACAGACTCAGCCGCTGCCAAATGTATAACGACAGCATTCGAAACACTTGTCAATCCACCAAGTTCAGATGCGAACACGGGAAGAATCTGTGGAATGGTGTTTGCTGTGGCAGACAGCGATCCTAAGTCACTTGCAGCACTTGCTTGATGACTAACTTGTGAACTACTGGATGCCTGTAAAACGCCTAGAGAAGCAGCAGCAGAAGCCTGATGTGTGACGCTTGAACTGGCAGAACTAACGATTGCACCCAAATCTGCAGATGCAGAAACAACAACTACTGGTGTCGAACTTACAGATGCAGTCAGAGAACCAAGCGGTGCTGATCCGTAAGCAAGAGTTGTAAGAGTGCCGTCATAAGTTGAAACAGTTGCGTTGTAAGTAAGATCGCCAGCATCATAGGCAGACTTTCCACCAACAACAGATTGATCAAGTTTTCGTGCATCAAGCACCATTTGAGCAAGTCGAACCACACGATCAGTGTTCAGAACAAAGTCGTTGAGTTCAGACGAACTCATGGCTTAACTCGCTAGGGTCAAAGATGTTGTGAAAGAACCAGCAGTGATTGTGTAAGTGTCGCCTGCTGTGTAAGGGTTGCCAGTAATACTTCCAGAGAACAAGAAGTTGCCAGCAGTCAAAGAATCCCATGCAGTAAAGAATGTCGCGTCTTGACTGCCTGAAATGTTTGTCCAACTAACGTCAGTATCAGAAGCAATAGCACCACCAGATGCACCTGCAAAAGATACAGCCTTGCGAGTTGTTTCAGTTGCAGGATTGGCAGTACCTGCAGCGGCAGGATCGCCAATGTGCAATTGCACATACGGAGCAGTGACTGAAAAAGCGGTGTTGTTTCCTAGAGCATTCAGCAAACTGTTTGCCAAATATGCACTCATTCCTGTTGCCATTAGTTTTCAACTCTTTCAATGATGTTTACGATGTGACCATTGTCGTCACGCTCGACTGTTCGAATTGTTGTTCTTTGCTGTGGTGCTTCAACTGTGATGTTAGGTGGAGCAACATTGATCACTGCTGGTGGCACATTCACAATTGTTTCTGGCATTTGTACGTTCACATCATGTGTACGTTGTACATCATAAACAGATTCAGGTGCTTCAGGATCAATCTGAGCAACGCTCTGCAACTGAACACTTGGAACACCAGTATGTGTGATCGTTGGCAAATCTAGAGCAGCCAAAACGCCAGAAGGATCGAACCCAGCAAGAATAAGTTTCGAAGCCATCGTGACACGCTTGTCGGTTTCAACGAGTGAAGCAGCACCCAAATCCACGTTAGCCAAAGGAACGCGATAAACGTCGCCGCCTTCAACAGGTCGCAAATCTTCGAATCGACGGATGTCATTAACTGAAAGAAAACCTGCTTGTGATCCAATTGAGTAACCTTGCATTCTTGTAGAGAAGTCGCCACGCAACAATCCATCAACATTGAAACGAATGAATGCGCCTTGTGGAAGAAGTGTTGAATACGCATCTTCCATCTTTGCGATGTAAGGACGCAAAGTGTGAGTCACGAAGTTGATGTTTTGTTGTTCAACAGAATTGTAGGACATTGCGCCTGCTGTTGTGACGCCAATCATGTGTGGTGGAACTCTGAAGATACGAGCAATCTGTTCAACAGCAAATTTTTGTGAGTCAAGCATTTGTGCTTCATCAGGATTCACACCAGTGCGAACAAACTTTGCGCCGCCAGTAAGGATGCCAGTCTTGTGTGCTTTTCTGTAGCCGCGATGCTTGCCATCAAAGCCTTCAACTAATTGCTTTGCTTGTTCTGAGTTCAAGCCCATTGGGGTTTCGATGATGCCAGAAGTTGTTGCTCCTTGACCAAAGAAACGTGCAGCAAAAGATTGCAATGCTGATGAAAGACCAAGGTTGTCTTTTAATTCTGTGACGCGACTCATGCCACGAAGTTCGCCAGCCTTACGCATTTCAGTGATCTGCAGCATGTCTTGTGCGTAAACAGGGAAGTCTTGATTCTGATCAATGATGTAAACAACTTCACGGGTCACTGGTGTGCGAGTTACTTCAACGCGACTTGGATCAATGACAACAAGGTTTGCGACCTGACCAGAGTTATCTCTGTAGATGCGAATGAATGCGTTGCCATCAAGAAGAAGCGAAATAAGAACCTGCTGATAATGCTCAGTTCTCAACAAGTCCACATCTGGTCTTTGAATCCATGAAGGCTGTGGGCGATAAGGAACACGATCACCATCACGACGAATGAAAGAATCAACTGGCAAAGTTGAGATGGTGTCTGAGATAAGTAGAACGCAGGCATAGAAGGCATTGATTTGCATTGATGTCTGTTGGTCAATGTTTGCGCCAGACTGCGTGGTGAACGCGAATGAATCGCCTGCTCCCCAAATCGATTGAAAACTTATGGCACGTTCTTCTTTGTTGCCACCTGTTAAATTTCCGAGCATTACTGACCCTTCTCAATTGCTAGTCCAATAAGCAAAGCACTAGCACCAGCAGCAACGATTCCTAATGGCAAACTAAACACACCTAGACCGATGGAGATTGCAGTTAGACCTACCAATTGCAGAATTGTGGCAAACATGGGACTCCTAAAAACTAAAGAACTGAGGAACAACGGGTTCTTCACGCGAAACTGTTGCCCTATCAAATCCAATGATACTAGCAACAGCCGCGTCAATCTTGCGTGGCGAGCCACGATGTTCTTTGACAATTCGTGGCCCTAGTCGGTCAGTCTTGATTACTGCGTTCATCAGATGCCTTGCAAGCAACGGATTGCCATCATGCGTGAGTTTCCCAGACACAACTGCATCATAGAACTTTGCACATGCAGGAACCATGCGACTCGCAGAAGTAGAAGGCCACTCAACTACTGGCAGCCCTAAATTGTCCAGCACCTGCATTGTTCTTTGCCATCTGAAAGGGTCACAGGCAATCTCTCGAACATTGTGGTTTTGGCAAAACTCGATAATGGTGTTTTCAACATCTAGTGAATCAACGCGCCAGTCATCGTCATCAGTCGGTTGTTTTTCCCATGCCTTAACCATGAACACATGTGGCTGATCTTCTTGCGTTACTCCAATAACAACGGATGCGTCACCAGAGAACGATCCATCAAATCCAAGAATGACAGGAACTTGATCATCAATCACACGTTCTGCTTCTAGTGGTTCCCATGATCCGTTAGGCAACCAAGCAGTTTGAGATGAAACCCACTGGTTGCATCGCTTAGTTCTGAATTCTGCTTCAGGAGTTCTCTTGACCATTGCAGCAAAATCTTTTGGATCATTGAGATCACCAAAAGCAGGATTGGCTAGTTTCCAAGTTTCTTCAATTGTGTGATCTGCTTCATTAGGTGCTTCCCACCAAGCCATGAAGAATGTTGGATCGTAGATTTCACCTGCAGCAACTTTTTTGCCGTACTGATAAAGAGCGTACGCAGTTGAGTCTTGACCAGTTGAATCTGATCGAACTCCTGCAGTTGTAATTGCCACAGCCATTGGTTCACGTCTTGCACCCATACCCAGAAGCATGGTGTCCCATAGTTCACGATTTGGTGCAGCATGAAGTTCATCGAAGATCACCATCGTTGGTGAAAGACCTTCTTTTGTAAAGGCTTCACTTGAAAGAACCCGATAGACAGAACCAGTTGCAGGAACTTCAATTGCATCTCGATAGACCTTGCAAAGTTCTGCCAGTTCAGGTTCTGCTTCAATCATTTTTTTTGCGTCACCAAAAACAATGCGAGCCTGTTCTTTGTCAGCGGCACAAGAATAAACTTCACCACCATGCGCTCCCATAATCAAAGACCACAGGCCAATGCCAGAGCCAATTGCAGACTTGCCATTCTTGCGAGCCATGCCAACAAGAGCAGTGCGATGTTTGAACCTTCCATCTGCACCAACTGCAAAAAGATTTCTCATCAACTCAACTTGCCATTCACGCAAGCGCATTGGATCACCTGAGTATCCTGCAACGGTTTCTTTCGTCTGAATTGCAAATGTGTTTATGAAGTCAGTTGCTTCCCAGCCACGCGAATGTTCGAGCGACTCCAGATCAACAGGAGTAAGCAGTGATGGCGGCCATGATTCAATTTCTGTTTTGACGCTCACGAAGTTCTTCCAGTTTGCTTCTAGCCTTCACTTCAGCAACTCCCATTCGAGTTCTGTCTACAGGAGTGAAACCAAGCAAAGACAGGTTTCTGATTATCGATGAATCTAAATCTCTTAGTGCCTTGCGTTCACGCCATGACTCAGGATTGTTCCACACCAAAGCACGCAAGCGAACTCTTTCATCAACAAGTTCACAAGTCATCAACAGAAGTTCAACATCTGTTCTTGGACTGATCCAAGTTTGTCCCATGCCCCATGTTCGATCCCAAAGTGAACGACCTGCTTCAAACAGTTGTCGCTCAGGTTCTGGAATTGCGTCAATCGCGGGAAGCATCACAACTTTGTTTTGGTCAGGCAAAGGTCGCTTCGATGGATTTCCAAGCAATCTTTTTTGCTCAGTTGGTTTTGGTGGATTAGGCATGATTCCTACTCTGGCACAAACTCAGCACCACAGTCAGGACATGTGACTGGTCTGCGTTTTGGAACTGGAAGTTCTTCTGTTGGTGGTTGAAGTTTTTCAAATCCAACATTATCTAATTCCCAGCCTACTGAATCTAGTTCGATTAGTTGCGCCGCTAACTTTTCAGAATCCCATTCAGCAAGTTCTGCGGTTCGATTGTCAGCAAGAGCAAATGCACGCGCTTGTTCCCATGACCAACCTGCAGGAGTGTAAGCAACTTCAATCTCTGACCAACCAAGAGAACGCGCTGCTTCCAAAGTTCCATTGCCGGCAATAACAACACCAGCAGCAGTTGCAACAATCGGTTTGCGTTGCCCAAAAGTTTCCAGTGAACCAGCAATGGCTTTGATGTTGCGTTCAGAATGCTTGCGTGCGTTGTCAGGATCGTGCTGCAACTTGCCAATTTCAACGGTTCGAATGTTCAGGCTCATGCGTTTAGTTTTCCACAGAAACGCAAAGTTATCCACACTGACACCCGTTTTCAAAAACCGTTTTGAACTGCGACAACGTGCAGGTGGA